AGCCTGTTCGGGCTTACCCCGTTCCAGACGCAGCAAGCGCAGACTCAAGACCTTGGGACTGCCGCTGATGCCTACGCTCGCCAGACTCCGTTCCAGCAGGCCACAGGGCAGATGTACCGTGCTGGTGGAATGTTCGCCGGCCCGATTGCTGAGTCGATGGGCATGGTGAATCCTGCGGTAGAACAAGCCAAAGCGCGAGAGCAAGCACTAACTAACATCGACCTGAGCAGTTCGGATGCGATTCTGCGTACCGCGATGCAGACGCAAGACCCTCGGCTTAAGGTGCAGCTTACGTTGATGGCGCAGCAGAGGAAGAAAGATGAAACAGAAGAAAAACTCAAGGCTGCTCATGCGAAGTATTACGAGTCTCAAGGGTTGGGACTTGGGAAGATCGAAGAACCTAATAGGGTTGCAAACCGTAATTGGACGGAATGGCTAAAGACAGATGCTGGACAGGCGGCTACGCTTGACCAGAAAGAAGCCATGAAGGGTTGGTATCAGGAACAGGCTATCAATGACTTTAGGCAACAAGTTGCGCTAATACAGGGTACTCAAGGTATCACTGGTGTTCGTGCTGCTCCTGTTCCGCAAACTACTCAACAAGTTTCTGCTGTTGCATCTCCTGCTCAACCTGTTCAACCTACTGCGCCTGTCGTATCTTCTCAGCCTGTTAGGGCATCTTCTGCACCTACTCCTGAAGGGTTCCCGCGTGTTTCTCCGACAGAGCAATTAAAGCGCGACGAAGAAAGGTTAGCGATTCTTGAAAAAGAGTTGTCGACATACCAAGGGCCGGAAGAAAATGTAGCCCCATTGAGGAAGGAACTTGAATTCGTTAGGGCTTCTGTAGCGCAAAAGAAATTGTTGATGGGAATCCCGACTGCTGCAAAAGCGAAAGCGACCACTGCTGGTGATGTTGAAAGGGCGAAGGAGATAGAGAGAACTGACCCAATGAGAGCCGCAAAAGAGGCCGCTGCAAAAGAAACCGGCAAAGGCAGCGCTGAAGCCAAGAACAAGTTTTACGAGCAGGCAAGTTCTGCGTACTCAAGCATTCCTAGGTTGGATCGTGCTATTCAAGAACTTGAAACAGGCAAATTCAGAACAGGTGCTTTTGCTGACTTACGGACATCTATCAACAAGGCAGTTGGGCTTTTGGGTGGTAAGGCAGCGGCAGCGCAAGCAACTGATGCAGAGGTTTTGAACGCACTCTTGGGCCAGGATGTCTTCAACCTCATGGGCGCATTGGGGTTGGGATCGAAGCAGATGGATACCCCTGCTGAAAGGCAATTCATGCGAGAGGTTCTCGCTGGAACAATTGCGATGGAGCCATCCGCTCTTAAGCGGCTTGCTGAAATCAGGAAGGCTGACGCGCAATCTACCATCGACAGGTTTAATACCCAAGTTGATTCTGGCGAATGGGACGAGTGGTTCAAGCGGGCCGAAAAGCAAAAGTCGAAGTTTGAGGCTAAGAAGCGTGTTCGTGAATGGAACGGAACTGCTTGGGTTGAAAAATAATGGGCAACCTTTATAAGATGCCTGACGGAAACGACTACGAGTTTGCTTCTGATGCAGAGGCAAATAAGGCTATGGCTGCATGGAATGTTCAGTTCGGTGGTGCTGCTCCAAAAGCCACCGCAGCGCCAGCGCCGACTCCTGTAGTAGAAGATTCTGGGATAGTTAACCCTATCCGCGCTCTTGGGCAGAATCTTTACTCCCGGTATCAACGAGGAACAATTCTCAACCCAGATGAAGAACAGTTCTTGCGTCGTACTTTACAAAGCGCTGCTTCCGGCCCTGTCATGGGGGCAGTTCAACTCGGTGCTGGAATGCTTGGTGCAAAAGACGTAGAGCAGAAGATTGCTCAAACGGCCAAGGAAGGGAACATGCTTGGTTCTTTCCTTCAACCAGAGGCATGGCTTACTGGAGGTGCTATAGGAAATGCAGCAACACTTGGTAAGCGCGTTCTAGCAGGCGCTGGACTTGGTTCTGCCTATGGCGGGTTGTCTGCTACTGAAGACACAACGAACCCAATGGAAGCCCGTGGTAAGACTGCCGCAATTTCAGGTCTTCTTGGTGGAGGAATACCTGTAGCAACTACTGCCTTGTCGAAACTTGGTGGTGGCATAGAAAACCTGAAGAACACCATTCAGGCAGCAATGGGGAACAAAGGTGCCATTGAAGACCTCGCTGGTGATGCAGCCCGTAGTCTTGCAAAAGCAGATAAGCAGTTCATTGAGTCTGCTCTGGCAAACAGATCGCAATACGTTCCCGGCGTCAAACCAACTGTTGCAGAGGCGATTGCAGAACAAAACATCGGTAAGGCATCACAGACTGGTGGGGCAACTATCCGTATGCAAAAAACTCTGTCTGGAGCGGTTGGTGCTGAAGACATCATTCCTACTGCAATGAGGGCGCAGCAGGCTGCTATACAGACCTACAGGGAAGGCGTTGAGAGCGCTCTTGCTCCTGTTCGTACTTCGATACTCCGCAGGGCAAATCGTACTGGAATCGACACAACTCCGATACTTCAAAAGATTGACACGATGATGCAGACTCCAGGTGATCGTGAAGCTGAAATGGTCAAGAGGGTTCTGCCAATTCTGCGCCAAAAGATTGACGATATGAAGCAGTCTTCGCCAAATATCGTTGATGCGCGGGACATCTACTCGCTCAGGAAAAACCTCTACAAGTCCATCAAGGACATGTCGAAGGAAACTGGAACTTGGGATAAGAAACTTGGGGCGAAACTGGAGCGAGACATTCAGCTTGAGATTGATGCCGCTATCGACTCCGTAGTTGGAAACAATATGTGGAGCCGTGGATACGTCAAGCCTTACAGTGATCGCATGGCATCAGTTAGGGCGCATGAAGGAAGGCTTGAAGAAGCCAAAGAGATTGCAAAGGGCGTAAAGAGTTCTTCAACAGCTACATTGACTGCTGGAGAGGTTCCTCAATTGCCTAACGTGCTGTCTCGCCCGATTAGTGCGATTAACTATGCTCTCAAGAAAGCCTTGGGCGATGCGAATAGTCCTGTGGCAAAAGAACTTGCTCGCAGGATGACAGACCCAGATGAGTATGCAAAACTGTTGGCTGCTCCTGCTAACGACCCAATGCGTCAACTTGCAGCCAAAGTGGTTGCTATCTCGGCAGGACAAGCTGTAGATCAGGAGGAACAGTAATGGCAACATGGCTCAGTATGACCAACACAAATATACATTATGTGTATTGTCATATGAGGAAAGACACTGGCAGCGTTTTCTATATCGGTAAGGGTAGCGGGAACAGGTATAAAAGTAAGTCAAAAAGAAACTCATATTGGAAAAATATAGTGCAAAAGACAAATGGTTTTGATTGCCAAATTGTCGCATCAAGTCTTTCTGAAGAAGAAGCGTACAATTTCGAGAGGGTTTTGATTCAATCAGTGCAATCTCAAACAGACATAAAGTTGAGCAATCTAATTGGCGGTGGGCGCGGAGGAAGTTTTAATCCATCAGATGAAACGCGAGAAAAGCAACGGCAAGCAAAAATAGGTAAGTCACTTAGCCTTGAAGTCCGTAAAAAGTTATCAGAAATAAGGAAATCTCAGCCAAAAAGAGCGCCATTTAAACAAAACTTGTCTGATGAGCAGCGGAAGAAAGTTAGCGAACGTGCTAAAAATAGAGTTTGGACTGATGAAACGTGCCGTAAAATTTCCATTAGTCGTATTGGTAAGAAGCACTCAGAAGAAACAAAGTTGAAAATTTCTGCGTCAAAAAAGGGGCGCATTGTTTCTGATGAAGAAAAACAGAGAGTATCTGTTGCAGTAAAGCAGTGGTGGGCAACTCGTAAAGAACAAAAGGAGTTTGTATGACGTACTTGCAAATGGTGAACGACGTACTCATCCGACTCCGCGAAAACCAAGTTTCCTCTGTTGCAGAGTCGACTTATAGCCAACTAATAGGCAAATTTTGCAACGATTCTCGCCGCCAGTGCGAGGACGCATGGAACTGGGACGCACTCTCCCAGACCCTCACACTCACCACCGTAGCCGGCACCACGACCTACACACTTACCGGCTCAGGCATACGTCAGCGCGACATCACGGTGAATGACTCATCGAACCAAGCAACGCTGCGGAACGTGCCGATTCAGTGGATTGTCAATCAGCAACAACTCTCCACGGTGCAGTCCGGTCAGCCGGTGTATTACGCATGGAACGGAACCAACGGTACGGATTCGCGTGTCGAGGTGTATCCGACGCCTGACGGTGCGTATTCCTTGCAGTTCAACATGACCATACCGCAAGTGAATCTCACCGCAGACGCCGACATCATCACGATACCATCTGAGCCGGTTGTAATGGGCGCGTATGCCCGTGCATTGGCAGAGCGAGGGGAAGATGGCGGGCTGGCTTCCAGCGAGGCGTATGGGCTGTTTAAGTCGATCTTGGCTGATTACATATCGCTTGAGAAAGAGCGATTCACTGAGTACGATTCGTTCGTCGCCGTATGAGCCAGCCAGTTACCACCTTCTCGATTTCAGCGCCTGGATTCGCAGGGCTGAACCTTCAGGACTCGCCGGTTGACCTTGCGGCCAACTTCGCGCTCGAAGCGAACAACTGCATCATCGACAAGTCGGGCCGGGTAGCTGCGCGTAAGGGATGGGATAAGGCGCATGCCGCAAACACGGAACTCTCAACGTCGAACGTCAGTTGCATTGGCGAACTGGTGCAGACGGACGGCACGGCGACTACGGTAGCAGCCGGCGGTGCGTACCTGTTCAAACTCGGAGGAACCACGCTGACCACGCTGACCTACGGCGGTGGTGGCGTTGCTCCGACCATCTCGGCAAGCAATTGGCAGTTCTGCTTCCTGAACGGTGTGGCGATGTTCTGGCAGGAAGGCTACGACCCGCTGATCTACGATCCGGCTATCTCTGCCACTACGTTCCGCAGGCTCAACGAGAAGGCTGGAACCGCAGGGACGGTGTATCAGTGCAACACGGCAATCTCGGCTTACGGACGGGTTTGGGCGGCATCTACCGCATCCGACAAGAGTACCGTGGTCTGGAGCGACCTCCTGACCCCGCATATCTGGACGGGCGGGACGAGCGGTTCGCTTGATCTGCGTCAAATCTGGCCGGATGGTGGGGACGAGATTGTTGCTCTGGCGGCACATAACAGTTTCCTGTTCATCTTCGGTCGGCACCAAATCCTGATCTATGAAGGCGCTGACGTTCCGGCAACAATGCGGCTCAGGGATTCCATTGTAGGCATCGGCTGTATCGCCCGTGACTCGGTGCAGAACATAGGCGAGGACGTATGGTTCCTGTCGGATACCGGCGTCCGTTCCCTGATGCGAACGATTCAGGAGAAGTCGGCTCCGATCCGTCAAGTCAGCAAGAACGTCCATGATGACCTGATGGGGTACATCACGGCTGAGACTCTGGCGAACATCAAGTCGGGGTACTCGGCGGTTCAGAGCCTGTACCTCCTGACCATGCCGGCAAGCAACATCACTTACTGCTTCGACACTCGGCAGATGCTTCAGGACGGTTCGGCTAGGACTACCAAGTGGCCTGGAACTACCTCCAAGTCGTTCTACGAGACTAAAGGCCGCCGGTTCTTCATGGGAAAGGCCGGGTATATCGGTGAGTACGCCGGCTATCTGGACGATACCTCCACTTACCGGATGACGTATTACACCACTTGGATTGACTTCGGTGATCCGCTCAGGAAGTCGATTCTGAAGAAGGTCAGAGTGACCTGTATCGGTGGCAGCGCGCAGACGGTTGCGATCAAGTGGGCGTATGACTTCGTAAGCACTTACTTCTCCGAAAACGTAACGATAGCAAGCACATCGCTCGCTGCGGAGTACGGCGTTTCGGAATACAATAGCACCGCCGAGTACGCGGGTTCCGTCGATGTTAACGTGTTGTCAGCGAACGGCATGTCCCAAGGTCAAGTGCTTCAGTTTGGCATGGAAACCGACTTGAACGATTCCTCGTTTTCGATTCAGAAGATTGATCTGTTGACCAAGAATGGCCGTCTGTAAGGAGATATTGTGGCTACATACACCAAAACTACCGACTTCCTAGCCAAAGACTCGCTC